AATATGCTAGAGCTAAAAAAATAGACTTGGAGCGAGCAGCTTTTGAACTATCGCTGGAACATGGAGAAATAGATTTTACTTATCAATTAAATCAAGACTTAATAACATTTAAAAAGCATTCTAAAATGATAGAATTTCATGATATGATAAAGTTATTTGAAGAAAAAGACAGAATGAATAACCCGGACAGTTTAATTAGTGATGTTGAAGTAGTTTTTTTAGATGAAGCACAAGATTTAAGCCCCTCACAATTTGATATGTTTTTCTACATAGAAAAAAATTGTAAAAGATCCTACATAGCAGGAGATGATGATCAAACTATTTATACTTTTCAAGGAGCTGACCCAAACATATTTATAAATTTAGAAAAACAAAACTTACCTAAAGGATGGAAAGCAGAAAAAGATGAACAAATTAAGTCGCATCGAGTTCCAAGAAAAATTCACTCAAAAGCATTAGAAGTATTACGACAAATAGGAGTTCGTCTTGAGAAATCTTGGGAACCTAGAGAAGCGGAAGGAGAAATTTTTGACAAGACTCATTATTTAGAAGACATAGATTTTACCAAAGAACAATGGATGATATTAGCTATGACTAACAAGCTATTAGATGAAATAGAGCAACACTTTGTTAGAATTGGAATTAGATTTGATCGTAAAGGAAATAAGATTTTAAATAAAAATGTTTTACAGGCCTATATAACTTGGTCTTGTTTACAAAAAGGTGAAGTAGTTAAAGAGGAAGATGCTAAAAATCTATATGAAACCTTTCTTAGATATAAAGACGGACATGTAGCTCATGGGTTCTCTGGAGGAGAATCGTTAGAGGGAAAAGAATATGTAAGCTTAAATGATTTAAAAAAAGATCACGGGCTTCTAGCAACAGGGAGCTGGGAACAATTTAAAATTAATGAAGATATTAAAAACTACATGAAAAAATTATTAAAAAGCGGAGATGATCTTATAAAGAAATCTAGAGTTGAGTTATCCACTATACATGGATCAAAAGGAAGAGAATGTGAAAACATAGTCTTATTTTTAGATTATGGGACCGAAGAACAAAGACTTTTCTTAAAAAGCGCTGAAGATAATCCAGATGGACAACATAGATTAATGTTTGTTGGAATAACACGAGCTAAGCAGAGATTATATATTATGCCACATATGACGACTAATTATTACACAATAGGAGAACCTATTGTATGAGTCCACACACCCTCACAAGTGAACTGGTCCTATTATCAATGATGACATTTTATTTTGGAATTAAAACTTATTGGATTTTTATATGAGCGCCTATAAAAAACAAATTGGAGGATCTCATTACAGTAGGTTTAAGGTGCAGCCAAGTAAGTTTATAAATGACAATGAGTTGCTTTTTGCAGAGGGGAATGCTATAAAATATATCTGTAGGCACTCTTACAAAAACGGAAAGGAAGACTTGAAAAAAGCAATTCACTACATTGAAATGATCATTGAAAGAGACTATCAAGGTAAAAAATAATGGGATCAATGTGGCAAGCATCTGTAGAATGGGTATGTCCTGAATCCTTCCCTGATCTACAAAAACATAAAGTTATTTCTATAGACTTAGAAACAAGAGATCCGAACTTAAAAACCCGGGGATCTGGTTCTATAATTAATGAAGGTGCTATTGTAGGAGTTGCAGTGGCTGTAGATGGATGGTCAGGATACTATCCTTTTGGTCATGATCAAGGAAACTTTTTTGATGAAAAAAGAGTTATGGGATGGATTAAGGAAGTCTGTGCCCTACCTTCAGTTAAAGTTTTTCATAATGCCATGTATGATGTTTGTTGGCTAAGAGCTTATGGTGTTGAGGTAAAAGGCCATATAATGGATACAATGGTTATGGCATCTTTAATAGATGAAAACAGATTATTTTATTCTTTAAATAGTGTTTCTTTTGATTATCTTGGAAAAGTAAAAGATGAAAAAGCTTTAACCGAAGAAGCTGAAAAAAGAGGAATAGATCCTAAAGCTGAAATGTACAAACTTCCAGCTATGTATGTGGGATCTTATGCTGAAAAAGACGCAGAATTAACTTTAGAGCTATATAAAGTTTTATCAGAAAAAATAATAAAAGAAGATTTAAAAAAAGTTTTTAATTTAGAGACAGAGCTTTTTCCTTGCTTAATAGACATGAAATTTAAAGGGGTTTGTGTTGATATCGAATCCGCTCATAAACTGAAACAAGAACTATGTATACAAGAAAAACAATTGTTATCAGAAGTAACCAAAGAGACAGGAATAGAATGTCAAATATGGGCAGCAAGATCGATTGCCAAAGTTTTTGACAAACTAAAGCTGTCTTATGACCGCACTGAAAAGACAAAGTCCCCTTCATTTACAAAAAATTTCCTTTTTACTCATCAGCATCCTATGGTTAAAAATATAGCAAAAGCAAGAGAGATAAACAAGGCACACACTACCTTTATAGATACTATTATTAAATACGAGCATAAAGGTAGAATACATGCGGACATTAATCCAATAAGATCAGACAGTGGTGGAACTGTTACAGGGAGATTTTCATACTCTAATCCAAATTTACAGCAAATTCCGGCTAGAAACAAAGACTTGGGTCCAAAAATAAGATCTTTATTTATACCTGAAAAAGGATGTCAATGGGGTTGTTTTGACTATTCTCAGCAAGAACCGAGATTAGTTGTACACTACGCATCAAAAAGCACTCTTTCTAACGATGACTCTATATCTAAAATTGTTAAAGAATATAATAATGAAGATAGTAAAGCAGATTTTCACCAGATTGTTGCGGACATGGCAAAAATAGAAAGAAGCCAAGCTAAAACAATAAATCTGGGGCTATTTTATGGAATGGGAAAAGCGAAACTTCAAGCTGAATTAGGAGTTAATAAAGCTGAAGCTGTTAATCTTTTTGAAAAATATCACGAAACTGTTCCTTTTGTTAAAAGTTTAATGGACAAGACCTCTGAAGATGCAGAAGAAAATGGATATATAAGAACACTAGGGGGAAGAAGATGTAATTTTAAAAAATATCAAATTAATGAATATGTAAGAGGAAAACTTCCTACAACTGGGACAAGAGCAGAAATAGAAGAATTATATATTAAACAATATAGAGAGAAATGGCCTCAAGCAAAAGAAGAAGAAATTAGAAAAGCTTTAAAAAGAGAAGATCAAACAAGAATAAAAAGAGCTTTCACCTACAAGGCATTAAATAAATTAATTCAAGGATCGGCTGCCGATATGACAAAACAAGCTATGTTAGATTTATACAAAGAAGGAATTGTGCCCCATATTCAAATTCATGACGAATTAGACATTTCAGTAGAATCAGATAAACAAGCTAAAGAAATTGTTGAGATTATGGAAAAAGCTGTTAAACTAGCTGTCCCAAATAAAGTCGATTACGAATCTGGCAAAAATTGGGGAGATATTTATGGGTAATAATTATGGCTTATTTAAACGTAAACATTCCTGCGACTTATGCACAGATAAGAAGGGAGTATTTATATGATCTCAAAGAACACCATGGAGAAGCTGAAGACTGTATTATCTTTGGCCTGGCATCGATTACAGGGCGTCCTATATTGTTTCATGCAATTATGGAGAACGGTGCTGTTTTCTATCGTCTCCCGATATCTGCCTTCATTCAAAAAGGTTTTGATGTCAAAAAAGTTCCTAGGCATAGACTTGACGAGTTGGAGCTTTGGAATTGTTTCAGTTATTATCCTTCTGTTATTTCTTTCGATCTCTTAGACGGAACAAGAGGTAAATACTTTGGAAAAGACAAGAAACTACACTCTGGCAGCTACCTTTTTACTGTTGACTGGGGCCACCCAGATAGTAATATACTAGATACCGATCATTCGGAAATTCCGCACGAACATAAGTGCGCACATATCATAGCTCTCGACGACGGAAACTATGCGGCACAGCCAAACAATCGTATTATCTGGAGTATTCCTTCATTTACAGTTAAGGATGAAATTCCTGACTGGAAAGTACAAACAAGTGAATGGACTGTAGAAGATACAGGTAAATGGAAAACAGAAGATACCGATAAATTCTTCTATAAAATTGAGGAGACAAAAAATGATAAAAAAGATTAAAACAGCTATTAAAAAAGCAGCTGACTGGGTTGTAGCTCAGTATGATAAACTATCATCTAAATAAAAATGGATCAACGTACTTGTAAGATATGTCACCACGAGTGTCACTGTGGTGGTAGAGAACACGCAGATGAATATGCAGAACTTTGTAAGTGTGAGAACTGCGACTGTGGAAAAAAAGAAACTTCTTCTACAGTAGGAGGAGTTGTTATTGATGACACTGGAGAATGTGAGTCATGTCAGTAAGATTTCTATGTGTTTTTTTAACTACATTTCTATTTTCAGTAAATGTTCTAGCGGGTTCGACACAATCAAACGTTAGTGGTTCCAATACCGCAATCGAAGGCGGCTATGAATCAAGTACAACATATCAGTCAGGAAGTAGCTCTAGTTCTACGACAACAAATTCAACCACTTCCAATATAAGATCATCACCTCCAACATCTAGCGCACCCGCTTTTAATTCTATGACACAAGATGTTTGTGCTGTAGGAGCTTCTGCTGGATTACAAACATTTGGCGTAGGTATATCTGGTGGTAAACATTTTATAGATAAGAATTGTGAAAGATTAAAACTAGCAAGAATTTTAAATGATTTTGGTATGAAAGTAGCAGCGGTTGCCATTCTTTGCCAAGACGAAAGAGTCTTTGAATCAATGATACAGGCCGGTACCCCTTGCCCTATCGATGGAAAAATTGGGAAAGATGCCCTAGTTCTTTGGAACAAGTATCAATTTGAAAGACCAGACTTTAAAACATACGTAAAACGTATGGCTAAAAGAGAAAAAATAGATGGTGTTCCTAAAGCAAATCCTATAAAAAAGGATGATAAAATCAAAATAAAGAAAATTAACAAATGAAAAATATACTGATAGCAATAGCTTTACTTGGTATGCTTAGTGCGTGTTCTATAGGACCAAAATGTACATACACTCAAGAAGGAACAAAAATTACTTCTTGGGTATGGTTTTACAAAGACAAACCAGCAGATCTAGATAAAGAGAATTGTAATTGATACAAAAAATTAAAAACGTTTTCTATGCTTTTGCCTTTATTTGGTTAGTGGGCTCTTGTGTTGTTCATAAAGTTTCTAAAGCAGAAAACGACACTGCAACAACAACCAATATATTACCTAACGCAGGAACAACATCGTCCAGCATGGATGCTTTTGATCTAGATGGTGTAAACTCAGGTACAGGAAATTTATCAAACAATTCAACCCATAATGGGTTTACAATAACTTGCGGTACAACAGTCGGAGGTCACTGTGGTAAAGCATTTAATGGAGAACTAGAATCTAGTTATGATATGAAAGTGTCAGCAAGTGATACTTTAATAGGAATTGATGGCACT